GTGGATATGCGTGTGCATATGCTGGATCAACACCTGTAATAATATCACCGTTCTCTGTCGTAAAAGTCTGATCAGCAATGTCTGGTAATAAACCAGGTGATTGTGTCACCTCAGTGCCTGGCACTGGATTTGTTCCTGCAGAATCTGTCATCGTGGTAGTAGATAGTAAACAGTATTTATCGTCTGACTACAGCGGGAACATCCCCGTCGTCGTCATCGTCGTCATCATACCACGGGTCATTTATCTCGTCTATCCTGTTCTTCAAAGACTGTTGCAGATTAGTATCGGATGTTAGGACTCGTCTCTTAAACTCCTCATCTGGTGTGAAATTTACAACCAACAATTCATCACCAGGTTTTACTTCTGATAGTTCTGGATGAGGTGGCTTAGTAACTGTCCTCTTTGTTTCTATAAACTTACCAGCACCTAACTGTCTTGCCGCTGCAAAACCACCTGACATTAATCTTAATGCCATAATGAATAGTATAAAAGTGCTTAGTAAGAATAGAAAATTAATCATTCTTCTTCACCTTCTTAGTCTGCTTCTTAATCATCTTTGCATACCTTATATCACTATCAGTATACCAACCGACGTGTTCCTTGGCAAGTTTAATGATCTTTTTTGCTGCCTTGCGATCGTCCTTCCTTTGAGACATTGTAGTACCACTTAATGTATAGCTGTGCGAGGTCACTCTTGAACAAGAAGTCCTCTTCTCTGAGTTGTTTGTATTCTCCTGAGTCTATAACCCAATCACAGAAGTCATAGTGCTTCTGTTGTAGTCCTCCTGCTCTATCTACGCAGTCTTTAAGACATCGCTGACGGATCTCTAAGATACCGTCGGTGATTTTATAGGTCATTTACCATCCTCACGTTTTTGTAATAGGGTACATAATCCTTCCCGAAATTACAAAGGTTAACATAGAAGTTAGCCTTTGATTCGGAGAGACCACAGTACTTCTTGAGAGTAATCCAATGGTCAGGATTCTGTTCGACTTGAAGACTGTATGTTCTAGCCATCCTCCTTGTCCAGGTTGGTTATCACAATCTTATCGCCTTCAATAGTGAACTGCAATTCATCCTCGTGATCCCAACACAATTCTTCATAGAGTGTGTTGAGTCTGTCCATATCTTCCCAGAGATCAGTAGCCATCAGTACAGGTTCTCCTCCTGTTCAGTCAGGATAGTTACATCTCCTTCAGGATATGCTACACAAGTTAGTACAAACCCTGCTTCGAGTTGATCTTCATCTAAGAATGATTGATCTTCCTGATTGACTGATCCTTCTAACACCTTACCTGCACAGGTTGAACAAGCACCTGCTCTACAAGAATAAGGGTGGTCGATACCTGCTTCCTCAGCAGCATCTAAGATGTACTGGTCTGAAGCACACTCAAAGGTTTCGGTATCTCCTTCAGTGGACTTGAACGTGACTGTTGCCATTGTAATAATTCAGAGTCGAATCTATTTATTATACCACCAAAAAACCACCCTGTGTAGGGTGGTTATGGTTTGATCAAATTAGTCCGAGTGTTCCTGCTGTCATACCCACACTCACAAAGAATGCAAATTCATACAGAGGGTACCACGGACTATTGAAAAGCGTATTGACCAACATTTGTGTAAGTGAAAGCGGCTAGACTGAAAAGGAATAAAATCTGATACATTTTAAGCTCCTGCTGGTACTGTGATAGGGATCATCTTTCCACCACGGGGTTCATCGTCATCATCGTCATCAACAAATCCACCACCTGCTGCTGCCCAGAATCCCAATAAAATTAATACTGGAATAAAGGGGAACACCAATGCCCAAATTGGATTCACTGCTTCTGTTGCTGCTTGAAGTTCACCCATTGCTTTTAGAATACTCCTGGAATAATTTGTCCTGTTGTAGCGTATGCTCCGATGGCTGCTAAGAAACCGATCATTGCCCAACGTCCGTTGGTTTGTTCTGCTTGTTCGTTCATAGTCTTTTCCTGCTGGATGATTTGGATTTGGGGTTCAGTCGCAAACATATTCTGTCTGCCACCATCTTCTGTTGTTACAGTCATTTAAGTTTTGTGAAGTAACGTAACATAATTATATAGCAAATCTTAACATCCTGTCAAGTATTTATACTCAGTATGTCTTCAACCCATAAAATAATCCTTGCGATAATATCTCCCAAGGATGTTTGAATTATAATAGGCAGGTTGTCCATCCGAACCTGCCTCTGTGAGTACGTTATTTATAAACAGTTGTCTTGTCTCTTCGAAGTTTACTCTACCTTTGGTTGTATGTAAAGATAAGATCTCCCTGCTGAAAGAGTGTTGTCCAAATTCTTTAACGTCTGCTGTAAGTTCTGGAGAACTGCCGTAGTATTTTTTCCAGTTACTCTCAGACGAAACACGCCGCTTCCCACCTCTAGGCTTTCTACATTGGATGAAGTACTTCCTGCCGATGTACTTGCGACCCGTGATGAGATTAGTAATCCTGTAGACGTAACCGAAGAAGCCGTCAATGTCAGCAGAAGTAAAAGTTGAACCCTGATAGGTCCAGGGGTTCTCATAATCTCCTTCCAAAGTTTTTTCATTAGTCAGGTTCTCCGTCGTTGTCATCACCGATCATAATATTTGGTCCTTCAGTGTATTTAGATACATCTGACCAGACCTCAGATTCAAGCTCAAAGGTGATGGCTTTGAGTTGTCTGATGATTTCTTTCACTCGCTCTCGATCCATTTGGTTGGTTCCTCCGTGGGATTAATGTCTATACCATCAATCGCTTTGACCATAACCTTTGCTAGATCATTAGCGTCCTTGGCGTACTGCGTCTCTACCATCATACCATACTCATTTCCTTCGTGCAAGAAGGTGACCTTCCATTTATTCATAGAACTCTTCTAGTTGAAATAGACTACACAATTCAACTCCTTCATCCCTGAATAATTGTTCAGCACCCTGCTGTCTGTCTACAATAGTAACTACACGATCAACAAAGTAAGCTAGATCCCTTAAAACTTTAACTGCTTTGAGTGATGAACCACCTGTGGTAGTTACATCTTCCAGTACAGTTACAGTAGATCCCTTTGGTGGTAACGGTCCTTCTACTTGAGAAGCAGTACCGTGTCCTTTAGGTTCCTTACGAATGATAAGACCATTAATGTTACCTAGTAATGCTACACCTGATACTAATGGATCAGCACCTAACGTAAGACCTGCCACCCAATCTGTATCAACATACCTTAGCATCTGTTCTGATACTAATCGTAAACCATTACCACTAAGGATCACAGGTTTACAGTTGACATAATGGTGACTGGTCTTACCAGAAGACAATTTGAACTCACCTTTACGATAAGCTTTTGTCTTTAGTAGATGTAATAGATCACTCATCGGGGTGTAAATCTCCCATTAGTTGTGCCCAATCTTTATCGAAAGCATCTAGTCCCATATCTGTTAGACAATGGTCAAACAATTTGTTGAATATGTCGTACGGTACAGTACATACGTCAGCACCCATTCTAAAGGCATTGGGTACATCAATGGGGTTCCTAATGCTGGCAGCAAGGATCTCAGTTTTAACATCATTTTTGTCATAGATTTTACGAATGTCTTTTATAAGACCCAGACCATCCCAGTACTGATCAACAACTCTACCTATGAAAGGTGAGATGAATGAAGCACCTGCCTTAGCAGCAAGTACAGCCTGTGCTGGACTGAATACAAGAGTTACGTTGGTAGAGATATCATCAGCAGATAGATCACCACAAGCAATAAGACCTTCTCTATTACAAGGAAGTTTTATTGTAATGTTAGGTGCAATCCTAATGTAATTGGATGCCATTTCTAGCATCTCATCTGCATCTTTACCTACAACCTCAGCAGAAATTGATGAGTCCCAAGGGAACATCTCTGCTATACGTTTGATAACATCTTCTGGATCTTGTCCCAACTTCCTCATCAGAGTTGGGTTGGTGGTGATACCATCCACAAGACCAGTCTCATTAGCGTGTTTAATCAGATCAGGATCCGAACAATCGAGAAAAATCTTCATAGAGGTAGAGTAAGCTTAGAGTATATAGTACCACAAAAAAAGAGACCCGTAAAGGTCTCTTTGATTTCTAACAATCAAGCTAGTAGGTTAAGCATTGCACAGTTCTTTCACGAACTTAGTACCACGATAAGATAGTTCTACCTTATTGCAGCGTGTGCTTGGTGCTTTGTTGGTGTCGTACTTGACACCACGGTAAGTGACTTGTGCCATTGGTTTACTCCTAAAGTAATTGGATTTTAAGGCCCGTTCCTTTAGTCATTTGCGTCCCAACACCCTGGTGTCTCCTCCTTGACAATCTGAATCATCTCAGATTTCATCTGATCTTCTACTCTATAGACCTTCATCTTTTCGACGAGCTCTTGAGCATCAGAACAAGATAGAGAGGCAGCTAATAACAAGGGCATCATAGGGATGAACGCTCCGTTCCGTGACCTACTTGCAACCCCGAAGGGTCGAACGTATGGATATCATAACATATCCATTACTATTTAGCAAGATAATGTTACAAAGACTACCGTTTGTATCTCTTTGGACCTTTTGGTTTCCTTGCGTGCCATTTTTTGTACCAATCTTTTGTGAGTTCTACTCTTGGTTCTTGCTTCAGTTCTCGTTTAAGTTCTCTGAGGAAACGGAGATGTAGTTGAAATTGATTACGCATCTCCAATCATTATATTGTGGGTTGCTACTTGTGTGATAGTTCAACCCATCGAATAAGACGAACCTACCCTGTCTAGGTTCAACCTTTTGTTTAAGTTCTAATTTTTGTTTGTGACCATCATACTTCTGCTTGAAGAAGTAAGTAGGACCATCAGAGTCATTCACATAGTAAATGATAGTCCAGTGTGGTTGGTCAAAATCAACGTGTGGAGTATGATATAGATGTGCTGTTTCCTTTCTAGGTAAAAGATTAATCTTTATCCTTCTGAAAGAATCAAACTCTGGCATATCTGTGTTAGATACTATCCACTTCCAAACAGGTTCACACACCTTCTCATAAGCATCAGGAGAAATTATCTCTCCTAGGGTATTAATACAAGTGTGTAGAAACTGAGGATCTTCACCACTAACCTCATCAGGTATGGAAGTAGCGAAGTTTGTATCGTATGAAGTGGTCTCAGTATTAATATACCAAGGCCAGTATGAGTTGTGTAATAGTCTAGCCTTGACTGGTTCACTAATAGACTTAGGAACCTCACCTATGTACATCATCTCTTCATCCACCTCGGTAGGTAAAAGATCAACCAAGATAAGATCCAAAAGACTGCCAAGACTGCTACGTGTACCAATCTATTACCATTAACGATTAACCCACAGGTTACAAGTCCCATCCAAAGATAGTCTAGTGTACCGTGGAATCTATACCAGATCTTATCTCCAAACCTATCTATAAGTTTCTGTCTCTGTCTTGCAAACCAAGGTGAGACGTGTCTCATCATAACAAAACCTTCGTTGAAAAACATAACGAAGAATCCAATCCAAAAAATCATAATTTAAAACCAGCGAAGGTGTCCTTCTTAACGTCTTGTTTGATACCACCAACAACATAAGATTCAATCTCAGTTTCTTGTGGTGCATTCTGTTGACCCTTAGAGTTCAACCAATGCTCTGTCCAAGGTAAGGGATTGTTACGTGCAGGTATATCGTATATGGGTTTTAAACCTACCGATTTCATCCTGCGATTTGCAATCCATTCAACGTACTGTCCTAATAGTTTATCATTAAGACCGATCATTGAACCACCTTCGAACAAATACTCTGCCCATTCCTTCTCTTCATCCACTGCTGCCTTAAACATTTCTAGTACGTTGTCCTGTTCTTCTTCAATGATGTCCAACATCACAGGATCGTCACCATTTTGCCAATTTTTTATGATGTTTTGAGTGAGCACAAGGTGTTGTGACTCATCTCGTGCAATTAAACTTATGATTTTTGCACTTCCTTCCATAAATTTCAGTTCACCAAAGGCGAAACTACAAGCAAACGATACGTAGAATCTAATACCCTCAAGGATATTCACATTCATTACTGCACGATAGAGTTTGCGTTTCAAATCTTTCCTACACCAATCTGCTGAAGGTGATCCTCTACCACTCTCTGTCCACATACATCCGCTACCCCACTCCTGTGCTTCACGAATGAATTCATCGTATGCTTTAGTAACTGTCTCAGCACGTGCAATGATCTTCTCATCATCAAGAATAGTATCAAAGACCTCAGATGGATCAGGGTATACGTTCTTTATAATGTATGTGTATGATCTGCTATGAATCATCTCCATAAACTGCCACACATTCATAGCACCTTCCAACTCAGGTAGAGCAGTGAAAGGTGAGAATGCCATACCAGGTCCACGTCCTTGAACAGAATCAAGTAGGATCTGATACTTCAAATTGCTGGTGAATATATGCTTCTGTGCCTTAGTTAAATTACTATAGTCTGCTCTGTCTTTCTGTAAGGATACCTCTTCAGGTCTCCAGAAATAACCTAGCATCTGTGTTGTAAGTTTATCAAAGATAGGATACTTAAACCCATCATACCTCTGGACTCCCAGAGGTTTACCAAAGAACATAGGTTGTTTAGTATGATCGTGTTTCTCACGATTGAATACAGTAACACCCTGTACTATATCAGATCTTACAAGACTCACAGTCTTCCTCCGCTTCAGCTAATTCGTTGATGAGTTCATCAAGTGTTTGTTCCCTTTCAGGAAGATCATCCTTCCATCCTATTGGATGAGCAGGTTCATCTACATCCTTCTTAGCATCATATGTATTCTGATAGTAAGAAGTCTTCCAACCATACTTGTATGTGTTGAG